CAACAGGTCCGTCTTGATTTAGTCAAGCTTGCCGCAGATAAAGAAGCAGGAAAGATCAAATCATTTGAGATGAAAGAGTTTGGACCAAAGGTCGAGCTATATCCCGTTGATGCAATGTTAGATAAGCTTGCTCGCGTCAATGCGATGTACAAAGATAATCTTGAGATCAACGCTAAGGTTGAACCGATTCATTCGAAAGTATCACCAGAAGAAGCAACTCGGATATTATCTGAATTTCAAAAAGGCAATTTTAATATCGAATAGCTATGGAAGTGGTTAAAGGCGGTATGACTAAAGCTGAACTGTTGGCATTGTTCTGCAAATCAAAGATGATGAATTACACCCAGTACTTCTTTCAAAAGCAATATGGAAGAAGTTTTGTTGTTGGTGAGCATCATGTTAAGATCGCTAATGCTTTGGATGATGTTCTTATGGGGCGTATAACGCGCTTAATAATCAATATTGCTCCGCGCTATGGTAAGACTGAATTAGCAGTTAAAAACTTTATATCCGCAGGTTTAGCAATCAATCCAGCATCCAAATTTATCCACTTAAGTTATTCCGATGATCTCGCTTTAGATAACTCAGAAGCTGTAAAAGATTTAGTTACTAGCGAAGCGTATCAACAAATATTCCCTGATGTTGAATTGAAGAAAGGATCTGGAGCAAAGAATAAATGGTACACGACAGAGGGCGGTGGAGTTTATGCTCGTGCTGCAGGTGGTCAGGTTACTGGTTTTGGTGCTGGGCAGGTTGATGATCCAGACTTAATCAAAGAAGCCGAAGAGAAGGATAAAGAGCGTAAAGAGTTTGAATCTTATGTTGATGAGATGTTTGCCGAAATGGGTAAAACAACTTTTTCAGGCGCCTTGATCATAGATGATCCCATCAAGCCAGATGACGCGGATAGTGAGACAGTTCGTGAACGTGTAAATAATCGTTTCGACTCAACGATCATCAATCGCGTAAACAGCCGTAATACTCCAATCATCATTATTATGCAAAGACTTCATGAGAAAGATCTTTGCGGACACGTTTTAGAAAATTATCCTGGTGAATGGACCGTACTTAGTCTACCATGTATAATCGTTGAAGAAGGGCAGGAGCTGCATGAAGGCCGTGCTTTATGGGAATTTAAACATACCCTTAATGAACTTTTAAAAATGAACGGTGTTAATCCGATCATTTTTGGCAGGCAATACATGCAGGATCCACAACCTAAGGAAGGCTTCCTATATAAAACTTTCAAGGAATATATTGAGGTTCCTCCATCTAAAGAAAAGATTAGAAAATCATATACTGATACAGCTGATACAGGTAAAGATCATTTGTGTTCAATCGCATATGATGAAACTGAGTTAGGTATTTACGTTGTTGATGTTCTATACACAGATCAGTCAATGGAGATAACCGAACCTGAGACAGCCCGTCAGTTAGCTTATAACCAAGTACAATATTCTTTGATCGAAAGTAATAATGGTGGTCGTGGTTTCGCTCGAAATGTTGAAGCACATTTGGTAAATCTCAAAGCATTCAACACTGAGGTAAGTTGGTTTCACCAAGGACAGAATAAGGAAGTTAGAATATTTACCAATTCAGCTAAAGTCAATATGCTGATTCATTTTCCTGTAGGCTGGAAGGAACGATGGCCTAAGTTCTATAAGCATGTAACAGGATATTTAGCAAAAGGTAAAAATGCTTTTGATGATGGTCCAGATACTTTAACCGGAATGGCAGAAAACTTTGGGGAAAATCTTCAAGAAGTAGACGACTCAATATTTGATCTGTTTAATTAACCCCTAACCGCAATATAAAAATAATGGCAAAGAAAATACAAGAGAAACAAGAGGCAACCACATTGCCTATACCAGCATTGCCCGCTATTGTTGAAGCGGTTGGGGCAATGGTTGCGCCTACATATTCAAAAGCTAGAGAAGAATACGATGTTACTCAACATCAAATCTTTAATGCTACTGAAAATGCACGGCCTAAAAAGAAAGTTCGAAAGAAGGTTTTAGGTATAAATGGAGAGCCTTTACTTGATAAAGACGGTAAAGACCAGTATACAACCAAATACATTGATGTTAACCGCATCGGTGTAAATCTTCAATCGCTTATTGTCAAGCGCCGTGTGTCATTCATGAATGTATCAAAGATTCAGCTAGAAGCGAATCCTGTTACTGATGCTGAAAAGAAGCTATATGACATGGTGAAGAAGATCCGTGAAGACAATAAGATTTCCTTCATTGAAAAGGAAGTTGCGAGGCGTATGCTTAGTGAGCTTCAAGTTGCTAAGCTTTGGTATTCCGAACCTGTTGAACCTGGTTATTGGGGAGATCTTGCGCCAAATGGTAAGTTTCGAATGCGATGTAAAGTCGTATCTCCTGATTTGGGATATAAGCTTCTACCGGTGTATGATGATTACGGGAAGATGATCTATTTCGGTATGATCTATGAGTCAACGAGGAAATTTTCTGAATTGATAGGAGATCCTAATTTCAATGGATCATCAGTTGAAAAAGATCAAAGATTTGATATCTATTCAGATACCTATATCCTTAAATTTAGAAAGGCCCGATCTGGTGAAGTGGTTTTATCCAGTGTCGGGAATGATGGATGGATTTTTGAAAGCTCTGTAAAACATACATACGGGAAAATACCTATCACATATTATTCGAAACCGTTACCTCCTTGGTCAGAGGTCCAATCTGCAATTGAAAGGATTGAAACGTTAATTTCAAATGTTGGTGACACAAATGACTATCATGCTTCCCCAGTATTCGCAATGTTCGGTAATGTGGGGGCTAAGGTTCTTGAAAAAGGGGAGCAAGGCAAATCATTACAATTGACTGGTGATAATGCTGATGCTAGATACATTACTTGGGATCAGGCAACCGCAGCAGTTGAATTTGAGTTCAAGACCCTAATGAGTGTTGTCTTTACTGGAACTCAAACACCTCAGATGGCCATGGAAGATCTTAAAGGTCTTGGCGCAGCTTCCGGTGTCGCATATGATCGTATTTTTCAAGATGCTCACTTAGCAGCTCGTGATGAGATTGATGGCGAATATGGAATGAGTACCCAGCGTGATATCAATCTTAATGTTGCTTGTGCTGCTGCAATTAATAAAACTTTAGATACTACAGCAAAGACTTTTAAAATAGGTTTTGATATTCCTATTTTCCGTATTAACGACGATTCTGAGACAGTTGCATTGCTTCAAAAAGCTGCCGGTGGTGCTAAGGTGTTATCGCAAAAGACTGCTATCGAATATTCTCCATTAACTAAAAATGCTGAAGAGGAAATGGCAGAGATTAAGAGGGAAGAGGCTGAGCAGGCTGCTTTGGATGCTGCAAAGGTTAAGGAACCGGTTAGTGAATAAATAATTTAGTTCTTGTTATTTGTGTGATGAAAATTGTTTTATTTAGAAATATTTTTTAAATTAGGGGTAAAACAATTATAACATGGCAAATTTTTTTACAGTTAAAGCAAGCAGTGGTGCGGAAATTTCTAATTTCTATTCGATAGGTTCAATACAATCAATCGAAGCTAACTCAAGTGAAGAAGATCACTTTTCTACTATTACACTGCAAAGTGGTAAAGAGCTTAATGTAGTGGAAGTTACCACTGAGATATATGAAAAAATTATTCATTCTTCACCGGAAGTAGTGGCTGAGTTTGTTGAGTATATAGGTCCAGATAAGAAACCTAGTTTTGGTTGGGTGGAATAGTTAGATAAATTATTATATAGAGATATGAAAACGACTGAACATATAGATTATGGTAGATCTGGGGCAAGTGGATCAGATCAAAGAATGGATACTCTCATAGAAGCTTTGAAATTAACCCTTTCTCCAATTGATTTAATATCGATAATATCACTGATTGATCACAAAGGGACGCTTGAGGTAATTTTAGATCAAGATTTGGTTTATTATTTAAATTCGAAAACTAAGAATAATCAACAGGTTTTTATAGAAAAAACTATTAGAGATGCTTGGGATATTTTAGGTGAACCTAATTGCGAATTTAAATATTATAAATCTGACAATTCTTAAGAGCTAGTAAATTTTAAGACTAGATAAACCTAGGATTAGTACTAAATCCTAGGTTTATTAAGATTCATCTTATATCTTAATCAATTTCAAATGAGGGTAACTTTTGTGCCTCAGGTTTGTCTTCAAATTTAATAAGTGACGCAGTAGACATATCTACATTTTGAAAAGCTCCAGATTTATCGAAGAATACACAATAAGCTCTCTCATCTCTAATTCCACTAATTGTCATCGTAGGTCCACCACTTTTCAACTGAACTACATCACCCTCTTTTAATTTTTCTGCCATAATTTTAATTTGTTAGTAATTTACTAAGATAACCTTTCTTTTCGTAATATATAATGGTTCAGAGTTAATATCAAATTAAATGTTTAAATCTAGTTACGGGTACAATCTATTTGGTTATGAAAAAAAGATTATTTTTGTATTAAACCTTTATTTGTGTAAATAATGACAATAAACGAAAAAAAAGAAACTATATTAATTGGTTTATACGATTTACTTAAATCAGGTGAGCTTAAAGGGAAATTATGTCCACTCACAAATTTACTTGATATTGATAGAATTGAAAGTAGAAGAATAGGAATAGATCTTAAAAATTCTGGACTAATAATGGGGCAGGCTGTCTCATCAGGATTTGTAGCTAATCTTACTATTAGAGGTGAGGAATATGCGGAATCGATAATAAATAGGAGGAATCAAAAAGAGAGTATCCGATCGGAATACGATCAAAAACCTCCATTAAAAATGAAGGAAAAGTATGACCTTATCTTAAAAAAACTGTATTATAAAAAAACATCAGGTTTTTTTGAGGTAATTGATTTATTGAAACCATATGAAGATATCAGTTTAGATGAAGCGATTGACATCGGACAGGCATTAGAACATAAAAGATATGTTAAAACATCCTTTAGTAAAAGTAATGCAGCAGTTTCAATTTCCGCTTCTGGAAAAGAGTATGTAGAAGAATACTTGATGAAAATTTATGAATATGCTCCAAATGATTTGTTTTCTGAAAATGAAAAAGACATAATAATTGAAAAATTGGATGAACTGCTTGCAAGGATTAACACTCTTGAGGTAGGGCATCAAGTCATTTACGATGATTTCGAAGTTGAATTTAAATCTTTAAAAGAGACACTTAATGTTTTAGGAAAGAAGGATTGGAAATCATTGTTGACAGGAAAATTAGTTGATGCTGGATTAGGTGAAGTAGCTGAAGAAGTATTCAAATTAGTAACTGATGTGTTCACCAATGAAAAGTTATTATCATAAATAATTAAAGATAATTTTTTCTTAATTCAATTTTAGCAAACCATCTTGATGAGATATCAAGATGGTTTTCTTTTTGTAATCACCCAAATTACAAAATCACCCATCTTAATTTAGTAATCCAATAGGATTACTTTTGTATTTAAAGTTATCAACCGAGGATTGGACGGAATAGCTCTCTGGACTAGACTCTAAATACAAAAAACACATGTCATTAAAAGCACAAATCATTTCCAAATTGAAAGCAAAGGCAACCGCTTTGGGTGTCAATCTTTCAAATGTCAGAATCAACGGACTTGCGGACAAGTTAGATGGATTAATATCTACTGAGGACGAGATCGACGGTGAGATCGACAAACTAGATCAAATTTTAAGTTTCAAGGACTTGGCAGCATTAGATGATGCCAAGCGTAATGTAGACAAGAGAGCAGCAGAAGATAAGGATAAAGTTGATCCTGAAAATCCTGCAAAGGTTGATCCACCTGCACCGGCTGAAAAAGATAAGGATGATGCTCCTGCTTGGTTCAAAGCTCATGTAGAAAACCAAAACAAGGTTATCGAAACTTTGACAACCACTGTAGCAAACCTTCAACAAGGCAATACAATCCAAACACGTCGCCAACAACTTGAAACCAAATTAAAAGATGCACCTGAAAAATTTAAAGCTCGAGCTCTTCGTGATTTCGATCGATTAAAAATCGATTCAGATGAGGATTTCACAAGCTACCTAGCTGATGTGGAACAAGACGTTGCTGAGGAGGTTCAGGCTGCTAGTGATGCTGGTCTTGGAAATGATGCTCCTGGAAGAAGTGCAGGTGGTGGCAAATTGAAGGATGACGAGGTGTCTCCTGCAATGAAAGAAATTATTGCACAGCGTGAAGCAGCGGCTAAAGCTAAAGCAGACGCATAAAAATTTATTAAATGGGATTAATTGGAGTTAAAAGAACGGGTACTCAAGGCTTTCAAAAAGTAGTTTTTGAAAATGTCATTGATACCCTTCCAGGTGGGTTAATGCTCAACGTCGCTAAAGTAGATTATCCCGATGGATATGTTCCTGAGGGCTCTTTGGTGGGGCGAGATCCTGCGAGTGGAATTGGAAAGGTGTTGACAGCAGTTGATGGCACTATTAAACCAATTGGTTTTACTCATCGTGCCTCTGAGGTTGTAGATGGTGGTAATACTAATGCAAATGGTGTGGTAATCAGTGGTACAGTTCGTATCAAAGCTTTGCCTGCTGCATTGCAAGCAATCATCGAAGATTTAAGAACGGCATTGCCACGATTCACCTTCGTGTAATTAACAGAATTAGAACAAAACATATAATCATATAAAATGATAAATGTACAAGAATTAGTGCCGGAATTCCGTAGAGCAGATGCACAGGCTTATATTACAACGTATCCATTCGATGCGTTACAATATCAAACTGCATTTCCATTGGAATTTCAGACAACATTAAAATGGACTGGTCTGGAGGCTCAGTTTGGTGCTAAAGTAATGGCAGCAGTAACTGATTTCAATAGTGCTGCACCTCGATTTGGTCGTAATACTCCAACTAAAGTTGAGGGTGATATGCCGAAAATTGAAATCGCACGGGATAAAGTTGAAACAGACTTTAACACATTGCGCGAGTTAGAAGATGCTGTACGAAGATTGCCGGCTGGCCCTACTCGTAGAGAGGCTGCACAACGCATATTAGATTGGCATTATGAAGATCAAGTTTTTGCACGTAATGGTATTGAAGCTCGTAATGAGTGGTTGGCTAAACGTATTGCCTCAACTGGCGCATATAAGCTAACACAAATCAATAACGAGCAAGGTGTACAAACTGTATCTGATGTAAGCTTCCAAATCCCTGTTGCCAACTTTTTAAACGCTGTTAAAGACTGGAGTGATCCAGATGCTGATATCATCGGTGATATAAGAAGAATTAAAGCAGCTGCAAGATTAGCAAATAAGCCGATTCCACAGTTTGCTTGGTGTGAGGACACAACTGTTGAACTAATGGCTAAGAATGCGGGTGTTCAGAAGTTTTGTGCTACCTATATCACCACTGCATTAGGTTTGCAAAAGGAGCCTACTCTCAATGACATTAATAGCTCTTTAAAAACTCAAGGCTTACCAATCTTTAAAATTTGGAAATCAGAAATGGTTCAAGAATCTAAAAGCGGTGAGCAAACTGTTGTTTCCGGATGGGAACCAGGACACGTTTCTTTCTCTGTAACTGAACAGTTAGGTAAAACTCAACACACAACTTCTGCTGATGAATATGTTCAAGCAGGTGTTGCAACCAAAACCAAATCAGGTATTGTCTTGATAAAAACTTGGGGAATCGAGGATCCTATTACTGTAGTTACAAAAGGTACCGCGTACTGTACTCCAGTATTATTCAATGCGAAAGCGACATTCATTCTTAAAACAATTTTACCAGGTGGGTAGTGAAAACAAAACAGAGAAAGCCGGAGCAACTACTCCGGCATCTTCTCCTAAAGTAGGAGGAGCTCAATCTTCAGATCAATCACAGTTGGATCTTAACGCGAATGCTAATGCTTCAGCTGAAGATATTAAAAAACTTCAAGGTGAATTGGATGCTAAAGACAGTGAAATTATTTCATTGAAGGACGATTTGAAAGCAAAGACTGATCAAATTGCTGCTTTAGAAACAGAGCATCTGGCATTCAAGGATAAGTTGAAACCTGAAATCGAAAAGATTCAAGCTGAAAACAAAGATCTTAAAGGCCAAATCGGGAAGCTTCAAGGTGAATTGGTAAAAGCAGGTGGGAAAGCTAAAACAGTAAAATCTGAGAAGAAATTTACTGTTATCAGTGCTTTCCGTGATAACCAAGGTGGTGAAGGTATTTTCAACATTGGTGATGATGTATCTCATTTGGATGCTGAACGTCTGGAAAACCTTGTTAGTCGTGAATTAGTTCAGAAAGGATAAGTTATGACGAATAGAGAGGCACTGCTGAGCAAAATTAACATTCCCGTCAAGCCTGGATCCGTAACGACGGTCTTATTGGAGCAAAATATTATTCCTGATGAGGAATATACTCCACAAAATGAAGAAAGCAGGAAAGGGGTTGATCTTGCTTTAGCAGCGCTAATCTTCGTTGTAGCACTTTCACCAGATTCTGTCAAGGAATTAGACTTTCTGCTTACTCAACGTAGCATTGATGGTCTTCTAAAGCTTCGTAAAGCGCTACTTAAAAAATGGGGAGTGCCTGATGAAATGGAAGAAGATGATACCCCAACTATTACAAGCGTTTCCGACTTATGGTAGAAAATCAATATCCGGATACTTTAACCTATGAGCACCAAAACGGCAATGAAGTGACTGTTGAATGTCGATTTGTTCCTGTTCGTGGTACGTCGTTTTTTAGAAAACAAGATGGTACTGAGGTTCAATATAGTTTTGATATCGCTTTTCCTTACGGTACTGAACCTATTTTATCAGGAATTGAGGTAACAGGTAAGGATATGTCTGGAGCCTACATAGTTTATCAGCAAGAATTGATTTGGTTTCATCAAGGACAAATGCACTGTAGAGGGAAGATGTAATGAAAATAGAACTTGAAATAACGACCAACATGAATGCTTTGGCGCTAGAGGTTCAACGTGAGATTGATAAGGAAGTCATACAGCATTTATCTAAAGTCCTGGAACGCGGTGTTGAATTGGTACGAAATAAGATCACAAATGGAAAAGCCTATGATGATCATACTGGCAATCTAAGAAGCTCGACAGGTTTCATTATCTACAAGGATGGTAAAGTCGTTCATACAAGTTTCAAAGAAAGTCCGGTTGGAACAGATAGGGTAACAGGAGTGAAGGAAGGATTGCAAGTGGCGCTTGATGTATTGAGGGAGTCAACGGGATGGGGAGTAGTTCTTGTTTCAGGCATGGAGTATTCTAGTTGGGTTGAGAGTAGGGGATTTGATGTCTTGAAAGGTGCTTATATCAATTTAGATAGCGCATTGAAACAAGCATTTGATGAGA